TCGGCAGTAATAGTAGCTGCTACAGGTGGGTAGACGCTAGAAGATGGGGTGTAAACGGTAGCGTTTACGTTAGGAATGGTATTTCCGTTAACAAATTGACCAGATCCACCAGTATAACCAGCAGTACCATTAGTAGAGTTGGTTAAAACAATAGAGGTTTCCTGAACTAAATCAGTGTAGCCGACGTTGCGGAAAGGGGAAAAACGGTTTGGACCAGATAGAATCGGGCCTTCAAAGGTGGAACGTGCCATTATAAGTTTTCCTTATGCAAAAGTTACTCTTACCAATCGTTGCATCGTCTGCTGGGACAGTCCGGTAAGAGAAATTACCCAGATATCCGAAGTATACATGTTTTTTCTGTAAAATGTACTAAATCATGTAAATAATTGGGGGGCTATGAAAAATGCAATTCACAGTAAAAAAAGTGGATATAAGAAACTCGGCAATTCAAAACCTTCTATTATTTTTGCAGAAGAAAATACTTCCGGAGGACCAGCCGTACGAACCAACCCGGGGTCATTGGTGGATAGCATATGCAGAATGTGGGAAGCCCGTCGCTTTTGCGGGTCTGGTACGCTCGATAAAATGGACAGATACAGGTTACTTATGTAGAGCTGGTGTACTAAATGGATTTACTGGGCATGGTATTCAAACCCGTTTAATTAGAGCACGATTGTCTCAAGCCCGCCGTCTTGGTTGGAACTGGTGTATTACGGATACAACAAATAACCCTGCATCAAGTAATTCTTTGATTAATGCGGGTTTTAAGATATATACTCCTGGAAACCCATGGTCTTTTAAAAACGCAATCTATTGGAAATATAAGGTACAGCCTGATGCCATACAAAGACGAGAGCATAAGAAAAAAGAAACATCAAGAGTACAGCCGTGAGCATTATTTAAAGAATAAAGAAGCCGTTAAAAAACGAACGGCAGAAAAGAAAAAACAACTTCGAGTGGATTGGGATGTATTCAAACGTACCCTTAAATGCGCAAAATGTGGGTTTTCTCATCCAGCAGCATTAGACTTTCACCACACCGACCCTACCAAAAAAGATGGCATAGTAAGTAAATTTAGCAAAAATGGTCAGTACAAACGAGCTACAAAAGAAATAGAAAAATGTATAGTCTTGTGCAGTAACTGCCACCGAGTATATCACTACGAAGAAAGAAAAAACCCAGCCTTGTAAGCTGGGTTTTTAGTAGGAACATTCAGATTAGAACGAACCAGAAGAACCGAAAGCTCCAAGTGGATCAGACCAGCCGAAAGAATAACGCTCACGGGATTTGTAACGTACGTTACCTGTATCGAAGTCACCGTCCATAGAATTCTGGAGTGGAGTACGTTCGAACATTTTCATACCATTTGGAACATCAGTCAACAAGAACCATGCGTTTACGTCAGTCAAGAAGTGATTAACTGTGTAACCTTCAGGGATTGTGCCATTGTTATTAATAGCGCTGATATCGTTGTTAGTTGTACCAACACGGAGTTTGGTTTCTAACAGGCGAGTTGCAACGAACATCAATGATGGTGGAACAACCAATTTCTTAGGTTTAGCAGCGATCAACAGACCACGCTCATCAGTCCAAGCAGCGATTTGAATTACAGCGGCTTCCAAAGAAGTCTCATTCAAGTCAGCTTCTGTGCTGAAAGTGTTGCTGTTAGTACCACCGGAAACTAATGGGTGAGCTGTAGAGAACAATGATTGTCCGTCGCCACCTGTGTAGGAGCTAGAGAAACCGTTATTCAATACTGAAGCACCTTTAACTTGCTTGGTGTAAGCCATCGCACGAGCTAGAGCTTTAGTGTAACGAGCAGACAATGAGTCATACAAGTTATCTTCAATCGCTTCTTCAGTGATTGAGAAACCTAAAGCAATGGTTTCGTGTGAGTAGCGTGTAGTCCATGCTTCTTGAGCATTATCGTAAGAGATAGCGCCACCTTCGTTTTTGACTGGGGCTGCACTGAAACCTGACAACTTGGTTTCTTCTTCGAATGAACGCTCTGAAGATTCGATCTCGTAAAGCTCTTTATGCTCTTCGCCGTAGCGTGCATATTCGAGTCCGAACAAAGCGTTTAGACCTGGGAGTAACTCTTTAAGGAGTTGTGAACGTGAAATAGCCATGTTATAGCTCCTTTATTAGTTAGATGTACCAGCAGCTTGATAATACGAATGCACGCCAAAGTTAATCTTGACGATACAGTCGGTATAAGCATCACCGGGGTTAGATGGGAAGTTGCCGCCGAAAGTAGAGCTGGAGTTAACCAAGTCAACAATCTTAACAGCCGCTGTAGCTGCGTTACTTACAGTCAATACACCGCTTGATAATGTACCAGTCATGTTAACAACTGAATCACCAAATGTTGTATTACCTGTTGTGCTACCTGTACCACCAGTATAGTTGCCTAAAGCAGCAGTTTTACCGATAGATGTGTAAGTTACTGAACCAGCAGCTTGTACTTGATACAACTGGTCTGGATCTTCTACTACACGGATAAACACGTTTGTGTAACCTGCAGTGATGGCATTAGCTGGCAAGTATTGAGCATACAAAGGGTAACCCAATTGCTGACCAGATAATTGATAACGAACACCAACGCAAACACCAACTATACCAGTAGAACTAGTTGTCGGAGTTGCTGTTACTACAGTAGGTTGACCAGGAGTGTTGCTGGTTGTACCCAATGCTACTAAGTCACCATTGAAAATTGGTGCTGTATTGTTATAAGTCAACTGATACTCACGGATTGTTCCGCCAGTAAAAGCTTGACCGCCGATCAAATTGAGCGGCTTTAGTCCATAAGGACTTGATACTGTGCTCATAAAAGCTCCTTAAATTAAATTAAAATTAACTTCCCTTGCCAAAAGTAACTTTAGTAGACCGTTCTTTAAACATCGGCATACGTGGGTCATTCTGGGCCATGAAGTTATTGTCTACAGACTCCATCTGAGAATTGTTCAGCTTGTCATAATGCTCGAAACGTTGCTTCATAAACTCTTCTGGGGCACGACATAAAACTAAACCACCAATCTCTATTGAACCTTTAAACTGTCCATCAACAGAGGCATGGCTCATAAGTTCAGGATAATCTTCAGCCTTAACTGGCTCAAAACCTTCTCTGCGCTTACCGGAGACATTCATTGGATCAGCTTCACCCATTGTTGAAGTTCTTACATAACGATGCACCCATCCTGGGCGGTCGTCTGGTGTTGGCAGGAGCTGCGGGGGTGCCCATTTATCGATTGGGCGAGCTTCTGTTTCACGTACTTCTGCATCACGGGTTGTTTTCTTAACCATTATCTATCTCCATTCATTTCTTTGGCTACCTGCTTTGCGTACAGTTCTAGAGGCACACCTAAGCGCTTAGCAATCTGTACCTGTGTAGGCGTTAATTGGACTTTCCTTGGGGCAACTGAGCGAGTAGCGGGAGCTACAACACTGGCAGCGGGCTTTGCACGGGTTTTAACCGGTTTTGTTTCTACTTCAAAATCTTCTGATTCGTCGTTGGCTCCGAAATAATCGGGGAATCTTTTCTGGATTGTATCACTGATTTTTTGATAATACTCATCAGTGCCGATATATTTTTCACCTTTTTCTCTTGCAAGACGGTTGTGAACGATAACAGCAAGTCCAGTCATTTCGTCTTCTTGACCAGTTTCACCACCATACCAAGGGTTCTTATCTAGCCATTTGGTTAGTTTTTTATCTTGTTCTGGGGCTTGTTGGGTTGGCTCAGGAATATAAACTTCTTGTTCCTTAGGCTGGATTGGCTGTAAGTTTCTAGCACGATCTAGCTTTAACGTTGCTTCTGAAATCGCCATCTGTGCATCTACTAGCGCATCGCTATCTCCAGCTTCATAGGCTTCTTTATATGCTTTCTTAGCCATAGTAAGTTCAGCTTCTGCACTGGTTTTGCCTTGCTCAATGTAGCTTTTACTACCTTCATGGAGAGTTTCTTGAATGCGCTTGTTTTCTTCAACCAAGAATTTAGCTACTCGAATAGCTTCTTCACGCATCTTATCCGCTTCATCCTTCTCACGGCGGATGTCATGGTATCCCTTAGTTAGCTTTTTGATGCGCTTTTGAACTTTCTTGTCATAACTAAGTAGGTCATCGTCTTCATCTTGGACTAGTGGGTCAGCCGTCATCTTTTCACGGTTCTGGTCTTCTTTGGGGGTATCGTCAACAATTTCAATATCCACCTCAGATGCCGCCTTTGCCGCAGCGTCAGCTTTCGCCTCAGCCTTTCGTTCTTTCTTGGTCTGTTTTTCTTCTTTGGCCTCAACTTCGTCAGGGAACTCGAATGTATTGCTTTCATTCAACGGGATAACTTCCCCGCCCTTACCAAAAGTTACGGCTCCAAATTCTTCTGTTGCCATGTAAAACTCCTTATGCTCGTGTTATTCCACGGGGATCTTGAACTACGGCTTCTACGGAATCGTCGTTTATCACACGGAACTCTTGACCATGAATCTTAAGTCTTGAACCAGAACTAGGGCGAATCAATACGAAGTCACCAACTTTGCACAGCGGGCCGCTGGGAAAACGCTCTTTATCAGCGTAAGCATCAGGTCCAATATCCATTACGAACAGCACTGGAGTTAAAACTTCCTCGTATTGTTGGGTTTGGGCTGATTTTGCAATACCACTTTCATACTCTCCGTCTGCCTTAGGGACCATACACAAAATATGATATCCGGCTGGTTTTGGGAGTTGTGTTGCTTTTTCTTCTACCTTTTCTGGGAGTTTAGTTACATTCCCTAAGGCATCACTGATTAACAGTTCACTCATCTGAGTCCTTTAGTTTTTGCTCACGGTCTTTAATAAAATCCACAGCCAGGGCAAGACCACGGATAATCCCTGTTGTGTTGCGGTACTCTTCTACATCTTTGCAATTGCCTGCGGCAACGGATTGTGCTCTAGTCTCAATCATCTCTTCGAGTTCTTTAACTAGGTATTGGTATTCAGTCACTTAGTTTCCTTTTTAGCTGGTGCTTTAGGTTGGTTTTTCTGGGCTTCCTTCTGGGCATTTAATTGTTCAGCCTGCATATTGGCTGTATGTCCATGGTCCATAACGGTTTGCGCCATATTAACTGCGTGGTTCTGCATTTCTAAGTGCTTCTCGTGCTCATGGTCAGCAAGGGTTTTAACAGCGTCAAACTGATGATCTTTTTGCTTAGCATGGTGGTCGCTATGAATCTTAGCTGCTTGAGACATAGCATTTAAGTCAGCCGTTTTCATTGTGGTTTGGGCTTGGGTTTCAATACGTAATTTTTCTAGTACAAGCTGTTGTTGTTTGATCTGAATCTCAGCTTGATCTTTTTGTTCTTGCGCTTGTTGAGCTTTTTGTTTTAACTGCAGCTCTTGCTGTTGCATCTGTACCAATGGGTCTTGCTGTTGCTGCTGAGCTTGAGACTGGGCCATTTGAGCTTGGTTGTTTTGTAATAGTTTTGTTGCAGCCTGTGCAAGTAATGGGGCTAACTGAGCTTCTACTTGTGGGTCCATATGAATGTCTTCACCATCTTCATCCTTTTGAGCTGGTAGGGTAGCGCCAAGTTGTTGTTCAATCTGTACACGGTATTCAAAACCTAAGTGCTCATTAATATGTGCCATCATAGCCGACTGAATTTGCTGGGCCATTGGGTTACCTTGTAGCAGTTGCGCAATTTTTGGATCTTGCATAGCTGACATATGAACAGTAATATGCGCTTGATGGTCTTGAGCAATAAATGCTTTGCTTGGTTTAAGCATCAGAATGTTTTGGTTTTCTGTTACTGGATCAAGTGGCTTTTGGTCTTCGTCCATTGGGACAAGTTTATTAGCATTCTTAATACCCATTACTTCAATCATCTGTCTATGAAGGAGCGGCATGTTGTAGAGTTGTGGAGCTTGTTGAGCCAGCTGGAGCACAGCTTGATACTGTACGATTTTCTGCGCCATCGTGCTCGCATTAGGGTCGCTAACCGGTAGAACCTCCACATCATCGTAATCCGATTTTTTAGCTGCACGGCTACCTTCTTCAGGTTCATAGTCGTAATCCTCGTCTGTATAGTCAGCAATAATTACTTTTAATAGACTAAATTCTTGCTTCATTGAGAAATGCAGGCGGGCCTGAATAGCCGACATTACTTTGAGTGTGCGTTCCAAAATAGCCAAAGTCGTTCCAACAGGTGCATTACCACCCATATCAGATACTTGTAAGTCTCCGGCGGAAACAAATGAACGACCTTCCTCAACGATTTGATTAAACAACGCCATCAAAGTTTGGCTTGGCTCCTTGTATGGCAGGAGCATGATGTTATCTTTGATAGAGCCAGATGGTACGTCTACATCTCGGAACTCTCCTGGACTGATTGGAGTGTCGTCGCCTTTAACTCGTAGACCTCTCGATTTGAGACCACCCGGTAAGTTGCTGAGTGTCCCTGCGTCGACAAGTTGGCGAATAATTGCAGTAGCAGAACGAGCATAGCCACCGATGAGATGTATAAGACCATATCCATAAAATCCAAACCCCGGTACGTATTGGTAGTGTACAAAATGTGTACGTTTCAATGCCAGAGTATCACCCTCGTACCAGTTGCGGCGGATCGAAAGCACTGTTCCGGTGCTTTTTTCCATAGTAATGATGTAAGGTAGTGCAATTCCATCCTCATCTTCGTGCCCAGGCAAGTCATAGTCGACGTGCATTTCTATCAAGCGGAATCTATTATCTGTTGTTGCTGTAAAGCCTTGTTCTTCAGCTTTACGTTTCTCAATATCATCAAGAATATTTGTTGGTTCACCTAGATCAACATCACGCCAAAACCCAGCGGCTTGTAATTTCTTAACATCGTTTTTAGTCTTGCGCATGACGTGAGCAATACGCTCGGCATTATCTAAATTTGAAGCACCATAAGGAACTACCAAATCTTCTGCGGGTATAAACATTGCTACCTGACGCCCTAACGCTGGATCAAAGTAGACTTTTTTAAATGCTGAACCGGCTAATGGCAAGTTCCATAAAAGTTTTTCATGTTCTGGGCGATACTCAGTCATCTGTTCGGTCAAACGATAATTCATGTCTTCTGTAACACGAGCGGATGCTTCCTTTTTAGCCTTGGTTTCTTTACCGTTAATCTTAACTTTGACCGGACCCATAGCAGGGAAGGTCTCCATAATAGCCTCGGATTGGAACTTGACCACTGCTTCTGCAAGCATCGGATGATAAATGCCACATGCGCCTGCCCACGGTTCGGTGGTTTCTTCGTACTTAAGACCAAGTAGTTTAAGACCTTCGACATATGTATCCGCCCAATCTTTACGTGCAGCTACGTCTGCATCAAATAAACCGATCAGTTCACTAGCAATACTTTGCAAAGTACCGTCGTCAATATGCTCGGCAAGGTTTTCATTAAACTTATCATCACCAATATCTTCATGCTCTAATCCATCAGCAGTCTCACCAATATCGCCGTCGTCCGTAAGAAGCTCAATTTCAATATCTGGGCCTTCAGTTTCTGCGATTCCTTGGGGTGCTTGGTATAAGCCTTTATCTATTGCCATGTTAAATTCCTAGTTATATTTTGGGCTGTATTCTTTTCAACCCGACTAACGCAATGCGTACTTAAATTTTTTTGTGTTAGGCCAAATTCATTACTTTGTATCCAATCAGATACACGCTCATAACCGTACGGGGGTAAATCTCTATCTAGTTCTGCTTGTCTTAGCAAAGACCTGTTAAGTTTTTTAACTTTCCACCACCGCTTAAGCTTTTTAAACATTATAATACCCCGCTCCACGTTTTGACTTGAACCATTTAATTTCTTCTGGTTCATCACTTGGTAATCGTAAAAACCCACCTTGCCTAAAACGCATCAGCGCTAAAGTCATCGAGTCCACTAAGTCATCGTGTTCGCCCGAAGGAAAGGCAGCTACTTCATCAATCAGCTCTTCAGCCCAGCGTGTAGCTGGTGCCCATACTTTACCAGATGCAAAGAAATCTGCAACTGAATTTAATCTCGAAATCTTGTCCTGACCCTTCCCCGGACTGAATTCACCAACGGGTATCCCCATATATCGCAGCTCCTGTATGAGAGGTGCTCCAGCCGCTTTTTTCTCAATAATAAGAGAGTCCGGTTCATACTCGGTATAAAGTTCGAGCGCTTTTGCTTTGAGTTGCGGGAATTCCAAGCGTTCTTTAAATGAGTCCAAAAGTATGATGTTGGGTAAGTTATGGTCTTCTTCGTTGTAGAAAACGCCCCAAGTCGTGCAAGTCGAAAAGTCATTGACCGTCTTTTTTTCATGTGCTGTATCCCAAGACTGGATTAAGTATTCGCAATGCGGTGGGTGTTCAGGCTCCCAAATCTTCCACCATTCCCGTTTTACAATAGCGGAGCTGTCGCTTGTAGGCTGTTGCATGTACTGGGCTTGCCACTTACTATTAGGCAATTCAGTGTGTAAGGCTTCTAGTTCTTTAAGACTCCAGAACTCAGGCCATAGGGGTTTACCCGAATCTAAAATAGCTGGGAACTCAATAACCTTCCACTCATCTCCACCACGTTTTGCTGCTGACTTCATTACCTGCGCCGTCAAATCACGCAAGGACCAACGAGTCATAACAATTACGATAGCGCCACCAGGCTGCAAACGCTGACGGGGACCGGAGGTAAACCACTCATACACTTTATCGTAGACTTCTGGGTTAAATGCTGCGAGAGCAGCTTCCTGTTCGGAGTGTGGATCGTCAATGATGAGAAGATCAGCGCCTTTACCAGTAACAGCACCGCCCACACCGATAGCGAAGTAATCACCCCCAAAATTAGTATTCCAACGACCTGCCGCTTTGGAGTCGCTTTGTAATTCAATGGTAGGAAAAAGTCGCTTATACATCGGATTATCCACCAAGTTCCTAACTTTACGTCCAAAGCCCACAGCAAGCTCTGCAGTGTGAGACGTCTGTATAACCTTTTTATTGGGGAACTTACCCAGAAACCAAGCCGGTAACAAATACGATGCAAACTCCGACTTTGTGTGCCGGGGCGGCATGTTGATAATAAGTCTTTTACAGGTTCCATTAGCTACCTCCTCGAACGCTTCCGCCATTCTCTCATGATGTCGCCCATGGATAAAGTCAGGCCAAACATGTCCAACGAACTGCATAAAGTTACCTTTTACTACCTCTCGATCATCCCGAGTTTCTAATTCTTCAAGGATTTCAAGAACTTCTGCTGCTTCGTCCTTAGGCAAACTAGCTAAAAACTCATCACGCTCTTGTTTTGGCAGCGCTCTTAACACTTCTATAGGGTCTAAGACGACTTCAGTCATCTAATTGGGTCTTTTCCGGTGTTTTATCCAGCTTTACCGTGCCTAACGCATCGTCAAGGTCAACAACTATAGATTTTTTCTTTACTTCTTCTGGTTTTACTTCCTCTACCACACCCATATAGCGGGATAATTTCTTAGCAAGCTCGGTTTTTAGCTCATCTGTGGTTTTATGATTAACACTAATTTCTAATTTATCCGCAAAAAGACCCAACTGGGTGAGGCGGCCTAGGGATTCTAGTGCTCTTAAGCGATCAGCGGCCTTTTCCCCGTCGGATTCTTCTACTAACCTAGTGGTTACGTATGTTTTTAAACGTATTGTGTCCTCAACAATGGCGTTGTTGTATTTCTGCAACAGATCATCCATCCATAAAGCTGTTTCTGTGTTGAACGGTCGACGTTTTGCAACAGGACTTCCCGTAGCTTGTTTAGCCGCTTCTCGTTGCGCAGCCATCATTGCTTCTTTTGTTACTGGGTGCCCGTTAGCGATAAGGAATTCTGCCGTATTAAAAGCAGCTCTAGTTCTTTCAACTAAAGTTTTGGCTTCCTGCGGGGTTAAGTCCACTGGAATTGGTACGGTAACTTCTGGTACTACATGTATTTGTTTTGTCATAGGAGGAAAGTTTGGGGGCACTCCGATATGAACTGATTGTATCACAAGGTTTTGTTACATGTACTGTGTTTTTATACATATATGACACTTTCCCCTACAAAATACCCCGTTCGGTAACTTTTGTACATTTTGAGAAACATTTTGGTGCTTTATTCCCGTTCGGGAAATATGGTGGGGTTACGTTTTATTAAAGTTTCATGCACTTTTTTATCGCAACCCCTTGGTGTTACTTAGTTTTTACTAATTGCTTTAGGCTTGAGATTACTGAATTAACCCAAAACTCGTTGACTTGCTTAATACGCTCTGCCAACTCTTCAAACTGCTTATACTGCTTTTCAAATTCAAACATGATGTTTCCTTTAGGTTATTAGGTTCCGTTTGGGAACCTTTTGGTTTTGTGTAACGTATTACACAGTTGTTGCGATGCAGCAATTATACCAGAAATTTTGCAAAAATATTTTTTGGATTTTGATTTAAAAAGATGACGGGGGGTATTGGCTGGAATTTGTGGCATCGACTGTGCAAAACACAGTACATAGTAAGAGGTGTGGATGTTAGTTATAAATTTTGGGGGTGGGGGGTCGCTAAGCCAGCTAGGACAATCTATATATACATAGCGCAAGCTAAGCCGATTCAATACGATTTGACAACGGCAACGATACATGAGATAATGGTTACATCAATCGGACATCTGATTGGTTCCGTAGTAATACGGATTTACTTAATACTTACTTATGAAATGGAATACTTATTATGAAGACAGCAAATAAAACAGCATTAGGCAATATGGTTACTACATTGGCAAACCCTAAAGGGAAATCCGATAAGAAACCCGTTGCAATTCCTGATATTCAGATTATCGAAATGGCGTCAAGTGTAGCAGAAGCATATACAGGTTTTATGAGTGCTAGTGATTCACTTAATGCCGTTGTCCAATCGATTGTAAAAACAGGGTTCAAACCCGTAGACTTACGGAAAGCTAAAAAAGATTCGATTGAGTATAAGCAAACTACGCAATTCAAATTGACCTTTATTGATACTGTGATGGCTAAGGGTATCGCTAAACGTACCGCAGGGGATTACTACGAGTTAGTAGCTAAAGCAATCAAAGGAGATAAGGAGATTACAAGCACTAATCCGAGATCGGGTAAGGGCAAACCCGCTAGCCAGAAATCCACAGGCGGGAATGACGATAATGCTAAAATGGTTTCCGCTCTATTAAATGTTTGGAAACTCTCTGACGTTGCTACTGAATCACTTACAAAAATAGAATCAAGTATTGATAATGGAATGAGTTTAATCGAAGCCATTGCGGATTACCTAGAATCAGAGGGAATCGATCTATCAAGTAACGAAACAGAGTAAGCAAACCCTGTACCACTTAACCCGCTTCGGCGGGTTTTTTTACGCCCTCATTTTCTTAAGGGTTTTTTATTGTCTAAACTATCACTACTATCATAAAAGTTGGTGTGTCGTAGTAAGTCGTTGTGTGTAGCTACTTGGTATAACTTAGTGGTGCATAATATAACTGCACAAACAGCACAACTTGCACAATTATTCCAGACCACTTGGAAAATTCTCTAGCCCATATGGCACAAGGCTCGCAGGGTTTTATTTTTGTATTATTCCTATATATATATATTTATGAAAAAGTTAGTAGTAGTAGAGGTGTTACTCAATGAGCTACATGCGTTTTCTCTCCAGCTTTCTCATTCGGAAAATAGTGGAAAAGAAGAATATTCGTGCAGAATCAATGTTTATAAGGGGGTATTATTCCAGTGCTTAAAAAATAGGCACTTTTTGTGCAAGTTGTGCAAATACAGTAAAATACACCACGTATCACCATATACCCCAAAAAAGTCGAGTTTCCGTAAAGTTACGGATTGCGTTACTCTGCGAGTAACAAATTAAAAGCCAAAATCTCGTTACTCATATGGTATACTTTGACTACTCAGAAACACCCATTCTGATACATCATTGAACATACAAAGGACTAACAATGAACAGTCAAAAACAAGACGTAAAAGACGCAATTCTTGCAATTCGCATGTCACCCGAGCTACTAAAGCAGTTAAATATCCTGTCAAGGCAAAAACACATAGGCACAGCAACAATGGCAAGAGGAGTGCTAGTAGACTACTTAAGACAAGAAGCACCTAACGCATTACTCAACTCAACACCACACCCAACTACCCCAATCAAAACAGGTTTTAATAAGCCAAGCCAGCAAGATACAAACTACGACTCTACATGGGATTGATAATGGAACTGAACATCGTGCAACATATTAAAGAACTGAGGCGATTGCTGAAAACTACTTACACCCAAAACCAAAAACTAAAGCTAAAACTAAAGCTAAAACAAAAGCTGACAACTGTCACAAAAGTTTCTAAGCCTGAAACAAAGCATAAATTAAAGGGCATAGTGGTGCAGATCAACGGCAGAGAAATGACGCTCAAAGAAATAGCTGAGCAATACCATCTGAACATCAAAACAGTCCAAGCTAGATACAAAGTAGGCAACAGAGGTAAGTTACTAACTAGACCATCTAACCGAGTACAACAGGAACAAGCAACACAAGGATCGGCGGTCTAACGACACCACAAAACATACTTAGTGTGACTTGACAAACATAGTGTAAGCTGGTATACTGTATCTATTAGTGGTAGAAGTATGTATCAAGTGGGACAAAGTGATTCCGTAGCGTTACGGAAACCTAGGCGGTGAGAACTCCCTAACCATTCGGTGCATTACCACAGCTCTTTAACAATCAGGTAAATGCCTAGTTACAATGCACTAGGTGTAGGGTAGGCGTAGGTAGCAGAAGTATTCAAGCTAAGGTTGTGGGATAACAGACCACTGCAAGAGGTATGCGAAAGGCTCAGAGTTGCGGGTCGCCAAAAAAGATTTATCAATAGCAAGCATATCAGAACCGACAAACTAATACATCGAACACCGAGAAGTAGCCCTACGGCAAAGTTATATAGAAAGTTATGGATTTCGTTTGGTTGTTGCATATGCACGCCAAGCCTTTAATTCCCCTGACTTATCACACTACTATAACCAAGCTCTGACCTTAACCCCGAACAGGACTGCGAGAAAATAGCAGAGGTCGAAATAATTTAATAACCAAGCAAAAGATTTAGAGGGTAAGTTGTTTTTGTTTTTGAATTCAGCTTACCTCACTAAGTTTTTTAACCAAACCCGTAACTTTACGGAAAACCCAAGAAAGGAAGTCGATATGTTTATTTTATTTTTAGGTGGGCTGTGCTTATTAACTGGTGTGTATGGGCTGTATTGCTCAGGTGTACATTCCGTTTTATTACTCTCGGTTATTTGGGGTGCAATCCTAATCGGGTACTGGGTGGGAAAGGAATTGTAATGAAAGACTTTTTAAATATATGTGTGTTGGCGATGGTAGGCGTAGTGTTTGCCGTCTTTTTTATAGCGTTGGGTAACTATATAGCAAAGGCTTTGATATGAGATGCCATAAGTGTGATGACAAAGTAGCAAAGAAACGTTGGGACTTAGGCTATAAGGTTTGTATGCCTTGTGGTGATGAGATTGCCAATAGAGTAGTTAGAGGGTTTACAGTAGCAATACCTTTTAACAAAGGTGCATATCAATATATCCATAACCCCAAAGAATTATCAACAACTAACCCAAAGAGAACGACATGAGTATTAGAATTTTAAAAGGTAGTCGAAGCCGTAAAACAAAGGCAGAGGAAGCGAACGAGAATAGTATTACGCACCTAATCAAAACTTTAGTAACTACACAGGAGAAACGTGACCTGATAAACGAGCGTAACCCCTTGCATTATATGTTTGGGGAGTATCTGAAGTGCCGTAAGTATGATGAGAAGTACGAAGACTTTATTAACCGCCAATATATTGGAGAACCAAATGCCAACAAAAAAAGTACACAAGAAAGTAGCAAAGCAAATGCCGTTCGTGCCTAAGGATAAACCCTATGTGCCGACAGTACACCCACAACAGGCAAGACTTGACGACATCAGGGTTATACCTAGCCTAGTCACGCCTAGTAAATACATACCGATAGGGAAATGATATGCGAAAGAAAATAATAGCCAAGAAGCAACGTAAGGAATATGAATCTGTACTTGACCCCGCACAATACATTCATAGTAACAAGACACACCGCACAGTAAGCGAAGCGTTCAGAGATGCGGAGTATGCCTGTTCAGTTACTCGGTTTAAAGATGACTGGCAGTTAGCGTGGGAGTTCTTAGGCAATTCAATCGTGGGATTCTGTACAGTATTTGGGTTGATTGCCTTTCCTGTATTACTTATTGTGTGGTTGACTAGGTAGGTATAAGGTAGTATAATGTAGTATTAGTTAGTAGTGGTTGTAGTTGTGGGCTTTCCGTAATGTTACGGATTGCCTTTTTTCTTTTTCTTTTACGAGAGGTTTATATGATTCAAGATGATAAAGACTTTGCTTACTCAAAGATCAGTAGTAGTGCTATGTTGGTTGACTTGTCTATTAGTGTGTGGACTGCACGCAAGCTAGATAAGAATGTGTCGGCTGAGGTTGATGCAAGTAAGAATACCAAGACTAAGGCGGGGAACTACCATAAGAATTTGTTGGCGGGGTCAGAGAAACTTGCGGAGATAGGCAAACTATCATCAATTATCCGTAACTGGTCTTACTCACAAACAAGTCCTTGGTCAGATGCGGGCAGTCGGTTGTTGCCGTCTACTTTGTTCTTTGATTACAAGGCAAAGCTAGCTGAATACGAAAACATGTTTAGTGATGCCGTTACAGAGTTTCTGGGTGAGTACGATGTTCTTGTAACTAAAGCGGCTTTTCAGTTGGGCGACCTGTTTAACAGGGAAGAATACCCCGCAGTAGATAAGGTTCGGTCTAAGTTTGGTATGTACTACACGTTTAGCCCTGTACCCGAGGCTGGAGATTTTAGGGTTGACATCGGTGAAGCGGGTATCAAGGAGTTACAAGAACGTTACGCTAGTGCCTATAAAGTACGCATTGAGGCTTCTATGAAAGATGTATGGGACAAGACTTACACAGCGTTAAAACATCTATCCACAAAGCTAGATGAAACAAAGGGTAAGCAAAAGCTATTTGACTCAATGATGGATAACACCGAGGAGTTGTGTAATTTATTAAAACACCTTAATGTAACAAACGATATGCAGTTGGAAGAATTACGCAAAGAGATGCAATATAACTTAAGTGGTATAAGCACTAACGACTTGCGTAAAGATGAAGACTTAAGAATTAGTACGAAGTCCGCAGTTGATGAGATGTTAAAGAAGTTTTCTATTTAAACCAAAGAAAGGAAGTTGAATCATGGAATTATATAAATCAGTTACCCTTAAACAAGGTGCAGAGTTGGTAAGCCGTATTGGTGATACAGATACAGTCTTATTTCAAGGTGAGATGGGTATTGGCAAGTCTAGTATGTTAAAGATGCTAGCTAAGATGCACCCCGACTACCATGTGTGTTATGTGGATATGACTACCAAAGATGTAGGTGACTTTCTTATCCCTAAGATTCGTGAAGTCAATGGGGTTGAGGTGTGTAGCTTTATACCTAACGAGGAGTTCGGCTTTCATACTGGCAGACCAGTTATTATCATGCTCGATGAGATTGGTAAGACAGGTAAGGCTGTATTCAATGCGTGCTTACGACTAATGCAAGAAAGATCATTGGGTGTATATGACTTGCCTGAGGGTTCGATTGTATTTGCTACTACTAACTTAGCGACTGAGGGTATTGGAGATGTATTGCCTCCGCATGGTCGCAATAGGGTGTCGGTAGTGAAGATTCGTAAACCATCGGCTGATGAGTGGATTGAAGACTATGCGTTAGATAATGGCATAGCACCTGAGGTTATCTTAACTGTAAAAGAGTTTCCACAGATGCTCGCTTCATTCGAGGACTACGCAGACCCTAAAGATAATGAGTACATCAACGACCCACGTACACCACGACCCGCTTTCGTTACGCATAGAAGTTTAGAGAAGGCAAGTAACATTATTAAAAAGACTCGTGGTTTACCCGAAGATGTTATTGGTTGTGCTATCAAGGGTACGATTGGTGCAAGGGCTTGCTACGATATGCTCAATATGGTGAAGCTAGCTAGTGACTTGCCATCGTGGGATTCTATTATGGCTGACCCTGTAAAAGCACAGATACCTGAGAGTCCTGCGGCAGTTTGTATGCTTGTGTACTCGGCTGTCCAAAGGGTAGAGAAAGATACTATCAACAAGTGGATTAAATACATGAGCCGTATTAGTAAGGAAGCACAAGGTCTATTCGCTACTAGCGTGATGCGGACTAGCAAGAAGTCAGTCGTAGGTACTAGCACAGAGTTTGTTAAGTGGGCTACTGCCAATAACTATTTGTTTGCACAATAAGGAGGATGTATGAAATTCGATTTTCAAGTAAGTAAGAACCCAACAATTCATGTAACCGATGAAACCCTATCAATGCTAGAAGAATTACGGCAGAAGATGGTTACCGATAAGGATAAACATAAGTGTTATGACGATGTAATCCAGTTTGCGGTGCGGTATCTAAACAGGAGTAAGAAATGAGCCTAACAACAGTAAAGAATCTTACACAAGAACAACGGGTTGAACGCAGTCATATTGACCTGATGAAAACACCAGCGTTTGTAGCGTATAGCGGTGTGCTTATGGTCGGTAGCGTTAAGGTCGAGTCAGACCCTATCAAATGTCCAACGGCTTATACCAATGGGCGTGATGTAGTTTATGGTCGTGACTTTATTGCTAAGCTGACTGACCCTGAGTTGCGTGCCGTTATATTGCATGAGAACAAGCACAAGATGTATAGGCATATTGCTACATGGAAACACTTATGGAAACAGAACGCACAGAAAGCTAATCGTGCCTGTGACTACGTTATTAACTTGGAGATTGCAGATGAAGGCAAGAGGTCAAATGGATTTGTACAGCTACCTAAGTGCGGGCTATACGATGAGAAGTATCGTGGGCTTAACTCGGGCGAGGTCTTTGCGTTACTCGATGATGACGATGGCGGGGGCGAGGGCGGTGGTCTTGACGAGCATGGTTGGGAAGATGGCGAGTCTATGTCCGAGGAAGAAAAGCAAGAGTTGGGTAAGCAGATAGACCAAGCTATACGACAAGGTGCGATCTTAGCGGGTAAGGTAGGTGGTGATGTATCCCGTAGCTTTACGGATTTGATGAGTGCTAAGGTTGACTGGCGTGAAGCGTTGCGTGAGTTTGTATCAGCACTATGTGCGGGTAAAGATGAATCTACTTGGCGTAAACCTAATCGTAGATGGCTACAAAACGATATGTATTTACCTAGTACGTATAGCGAAACGATGGGTAGGATTGTGGTTGCAGTTGATACATCGGGTTCTATATCAGGTAATGCAGTCAATCGTTTTCTCTCGGAGGTAGTGGGTATTATGAACAATGTTAATCCCGAGTTAGTTGACTTACTGTATTGGGATGGCGAGGTAGCGGGTCATGAAGTGTATGGTCAGGGTGATGGCGATAGGCTAATGGCTTCTACTAAACCTAAGGGTGGTGGTGGCACAAGTCCTAGTTGTATCACTAAGTATCTCAAGGATAAGAACATTGTACCCGAGTGCTGTGTTATACTTAGTGATGGATATGTTGGGGGTGATTGGGGTGGGCATTGGACTAGTCCCGTTCTATGGTGCATTGTAGGTGGATGCAAAGACATACCCACTACTGGTCAGTCGATTCATATGGATGATTAAGGAGTTAGTATGCCAGCTAAATCGCATGGTATGTCAGGCAATAATCGCTTGTATAAGATATGGGCAAACATGAAGCAAAGGTGTGGTAATCCTAGTAATCCTCGCTATGCAGACTATGGTGGTAGGGGTATTACTGTATGCAAACGATGGGATAGCTTTGATAATTTTCTAGAAGATATTAAAGATACCTATGACCCTGTGCTAACGCTTGACCGAATCAATAACAACAAGGGGTATATGCCTAGTAATGTGCGATGGATTTCTAAGGCAGAACAAAATCAAAATAGTAGGCGATGTGTAATGGTAAAGATAGGTAAAGAATCTAAGCCAATCAATGTATGGTGCAGAGAATATGGTGTGCCATATGTAACTTTTAAACAAAGAAGGCGTAATGGTTGGGACATAGTAAAAGCAGTATCTACACCCCCTAACCCCCGCCACCAACGAAAGGAAACATGAGATGGGATATAGGTCAGGGGTTGCATATAAGATTGCCTTTAATAACAAGGATGACTTTTGGGGGTTTGTTGCTGAGTCTAAGCTAGACCCTGAAACAGCCTTATGTTGGAGTGAAGATGAGAAGGACTACTTCACAGTTGATGAGGAGAAATATGAGATTCGCTTCTATTGTGATTCGGTTAAGTGGTATGACGAATACGACGAAGTGCAAGCCCATCACGCATTATTTGATAAGGCAAGAGAACGGAATGATGACTTAGGTGTAGAAGTAGATGGTGCATTTTGCCGCATTGGGGAAGAATCAGATGATGTCGAGGAAAGATACTTTGGTAACGACCCATGGGAGATGGTGCGTATTAGTAGAAGTATAGAGATTGATTGGCAGGCA